ATGTTCCGAGCGGGTAAGTCAATTTCCGAAGACCGCTACGTTGGACAGGCAAACGGTGCAGCCCCATCACAGGGACGGCCGCGAGACTTCGCCAGCCAAGCAGCCTTCCTTTATTCCAAACAGTCCTAATTTATAAGGAATTACTATTATGGCAACTCTTTCTTCTACTAATTTAACGCTTGCTGATTGGGCAAAGCGTACTGATCCAGATGGCCGTACTCCGGTCATTGCCGAACTGCTCTCTCAAAGCAACGAAATCCTTGAAGATTGCGTATTCAAGGAAGGAAATCTGCCAACCGGAGAACGCGTAGTCATCCGTACAGGTCTTCCGACCGTGTACTGGCGTGCGCTCAACCAAGGCATTCCAAACAGCAAGTCAACGACCGCGCAGGTCGATGAAGCATGCGGCATGCTTGAGGCTCGCTCCGAAGTTGACAAGGATCTTGCAATGCTCAACGGCAACACGGCTCAGTTCCGTTTGTCCGAAGACACCGCGTTCCTTGAGGCAATGAATCAAACCCAGGCTACGACCATGTTCTACGGCAATCCTGCCATTGAACCAAAGTCGTTCCTTGGTCTTGCAGCCCGTTATTCAAGCCTTTCCGCAAGCAACGGCCAGAACATTCTGGATGCTGGTGGCACTGGTTCGGACAACACTTCGGTGTACCTCGTTGTGTGGGGTGACAACACCGTGTACTGCCCGTTCCCAAAGGGATCGAAGGCAGGACTGATCCACGAAGATCTTGGCGAGCAGACTGTCTACAGCGGCGACAACCGTTTGCAGGCTTATGCAACCCGTTACCAGTGGAAGAACGGTCTTGTTGTCAAGGATTGGCGTTACGTTGTTCGTATTGCCAACATTGACATCAGCGATCTGTTTGCTCAAACTGGTTCACAGGCAACCGGCGCAGCAACTCAACTTGTCAAGATGATGGCACGCGCCATGTATCGCATCCCAAACTTGGCGATGGGTCGTTCTGCCTTCTACATGAACCGTACCGTTCACAGCGGTTTGTCGGTTGCTGCGCTTGACAAGAGCAGTGCCGTCCTCAAAATCAACGACGGCCTTTCACAGTTCGGCACGGCCAGCAGTTACCTGTCGTTCCTTGGAATTCCGTTGCGTCGCGTTGATTCACTCATCAATGCCGAAGCCCGTATTACCTAATACTTTTACAGAAAGAGAACAACAAAATGATTTTAGATCAAAACCTTCGCTTTGGTTCGACTGGAGCAATCACCACTGCGTCCACCTATGTGTGTGCTGACGTTGTGAATCTTCAGTCAAACACCGCGTACTCTGCCACTGCATCCGGCAGTTTGTACACGGTTTCTCAGGGAACTCAGAACCGCGACATCGGTTCTGGCACAGACCTGTATGTGTATTTCACCGTGACTACCGCTCTTGCCGGCGGCACTAACGCAACTTTCCAAGCCGTAGCGTCAAGCAGTGCAACGCTCGCGTCTGGAAACATTGTTGTTGGCGAAGTCAGCCTCATTGTGACTGCGAACCTTGGCGTTGGTCAGCAAGTTGCTGTCCGCGTCAGTCCGCAGCAACTCGGTGCTGCTGCACTTCAGTACCTCGGCGCACAAGTTATTACCACTGGTACTTTCACCACTGGTGCAATTTCTGCTGACCTAGTCATGGACATTCAGGACGGCAAGCGTTCGTATGCTTCCGGTTTCTCAATCGTTTAACAGGAAAGTTTTATGCCAAAGGTTCAAGCAAAAATCCTGTGTTTCGTCGACAACGGTCTTCGCCAGCCTGGAGACATCTTTGAATACAGCGGCCCACGGAACAACAACGTCGAGATTCTTGACGGTTCTTGGGACGAAGGAATTACCAAACCTACGGTTGATGCTTCCGGAAGGAAGTGGAAAGCCAAGGGCAAGCGTAAGTCTTCTGATGATGAAGCGGACGTTGACGAGGGTTGAACCTTTGATTTGATTTGCCGCATGGGGGGAGTCGCTGGGAAACCACGGCTCCCCCTTATTTCTAGGAGGTTTCTATGGGTTATGTTGGAAAAGATCCAAAGAAATGCATTACCTGCAAGCAATACAAAGCGCGCAGCGAATTCTCCAAACATGCAAAGGCTGTTGGCGGCGTACAGTCATCATGCAAATTGTGTACGTGCAAACTTTCCAAAGCACGAAGAGTTGCCAATCCGCTTAACAATTCCAAAATTCTTCGGCGTGCAATGTTAAAAAGAGTTTACGGAATGTCGGAATTGGACTACGACACCATGCTTGCAGCGCAAAGTATGGGATGCGCAATTTGCGGTTCATTAGAACCTAATGGAAAGGTTGGACTTTGCGGCCCTGTATTTCATGTTGATCATTGCCATAAATCTGGCCAAATACGCGGTTTGCTTTGCCATTATTGCAATATTGGACTTGGACATTTTGGAGATGACGTTTTGACGCTTGCCCGCGCAATTACGTACATTGAAAGGAGCCGATAACATTGAGTTCAGAAATTGATGTCTGTAACCTCGCACTTTCACACATCGGGGATGAGGCGACAGTCTCAAGCATCAACCCACCTGAAGCATCGTTTCAGGCAGGTCTGTGCGCCCGTTTCTACCCCATTGCTCGCGACTCCCTGCTGCAAATGCACAACTGGAACTTCGGTTCTAAGCGTGTCAATCTTGCACAGGTGACTAACGTGTGGCCGGAGTGGGAGTACGCATACGCAGTGCCTGGCGACTGCGTGACCATTGTCAGTGTGCTGCCTCCTGACGCTGCCAACGACTACGCGACGCAGTTTGTCCCTACCGACAGCCCGTCATTTGGACACAACTACTCGCCGCTCATTGCCGCAGGTCAGTACGTCCCGCAGCCGTACGCCGTTGAGGCTGACACACTTGGTGCAGGTGTGATCTACACCAACCAGGCAAGCGCAATGCTTCGGTATCAGTCCCTTGTGTCTGACCCAACCAAATTCACGCCGTTGTTTGTAATGACGTTGTCTTGGCACTTGGCATCAATGCTTGCAGGGCCGATCATCAAGGGCGACACCGGGTCAGGTGAAGCGAAGCGATGCCTACAGATGATGGCGGGGTATTTGTCTCAGGCGCGAACAAGTGACTCAAACATGCGAAACATCAAGGTGGAACACATCGTTCCCTGGTCAGCAGGAAGATAAACATGCCGATGACACGCACCTTCTTCCGTTCGTTCGCCGGCGGCGAGTTGTCGCCTGAGATGTTTGGACGCATTGACGATGTCAAGTTCCAAACCGGGGCTGCAAAGTTGCGGAACTTTATTGCCATGCCGCAAGGGCCGGCAGAGAACCGACCCGGAACATCGTTTGTGCGAGCAGTCAAGAACAGCGCAAAGCGCACTCGACTGATCCCGTTCACCTACAGCACAACGCAAACGATGGTGCTTGAACTTGGAGATGGGTACATCCGGTTCCACACGCAGGGCGCAACGCTGTTGGCAGGAACCGGAGCGGCATACAATGGTGCGACCCCATACACGGTTGGGAGCATGGTCAGTTACTTGGGGAACAACTACTATTGCATCCTTGCGTCAACAGGCAATCTGCCAACCAATGCAACGTATTGGTATTTGATTCCTTCAGCCGCATACGAGATCCCTACCCCGTACGCAGAGGCTGACCTGTTCGACTTGCACTATGTGCAGTCTGCCGATGTGCTGACCATCGTCCACCCAAACTACGCACCACGCGAGTTGCGCCGGCTTAGTGCAACAACGTGGACGCTGTCAACGATCTTATTTGTGTCGCCAGTTGCAGCACCTGCTGCGCCAACGGTAACTGCTAATCGCGGTCGATCCATCAACATTTTGAGTATTACAAACGCCGCAATTGCGGTGATTGAAACAGTTGCCGACCACAATTTTGCTCGTGGAGATCCGGTTGAAATTAGCGGTGTTCTTGGAATGACAGAGGCAAATGGATTTTGGATTGTCCATAAGAACACGCCTAGCACTAAATTAGAAGTGCAGTCTTACACGACAGGTGAACACTTTAATAGCACTAATCCACCTGTTGGTATTTACACAAGTGGTGGAAGTATTCAGTACGCCAACCAGTCGCAAGAACTTGACAACTTCTATGTCATTACATCTATTGCAACAAACGGGTTTGACGAAAGTGTTGCTAGTCCACCTGGGACAGTATTCAACAACTTGAATGTGACAGGCGCGTCGAATGATTTGACATGGACGGCTGTGTCAGGGGCATTGCGATACAACATCTATAAGAAGCAAAATGGTTTGTATGGTTATATCGGACAATCCGATACCAATTCGTTTACTGACAACAACATTGCGCCTGACATGGGAATCACGCCTCCCATCGTTGACCCGGTGTTTATGTCGGCAGGGAACTACCCACAGGCCGTGAGTTACTTTGAGCAGCGTCGGGTGTTTGCCGGCACAACGAACGAGCCACAAAGCATGTGGATGACGCGCTCAGGAACCGAAAGCGACATGTCGTACTCGCTTCCTGTCAAGGACGATGACCGAATCAACTTCCGTGTCGCAGCGCGAGAAGCAAACACCATCCGTCATGTCATCCCGTTGACGCAGTTGATCCTCCTGACCAGCGCAGCGGAATGGCGCGTCAGCCCGATCAACAGCGATGCGATCACACCGACCACAGTGTCTGTGCGTCCGCAGTCGTACGTTGGCGCAAGCAACGTGCAGCCTGAGATCATCAACAACAGCATGGTGTACTGCGCTGCGAGAGGCGGTCACATTCGCGAACTCGGCTACTCATGGCAGTCAAACGGGTTCATCACTGGCGACCTGTCAATCCGCGCTGCACACCTGTTCGACAACTTCAACATTGTTGACATGTGCTACGCCAAGTCACCGCAGCCACTATTGTGGTTCGTGTCAACGACAGGCAAACTGCTTGGGCTGACCTACGTTCCCGAACAGCAGATCGGTGCATGGCATCAGCATGACACCGACGGCGTGTTTGAGTCCTGCACCGTTGTCGCCGAAGGCAACGAGGACTCCTTGTACGTCATTGTTCGACGCACTATCAACGGCAACTCGGTGCGATACGTTGAACGGATGGCAACTCGGCAGGTCAACCTGCTCAAAGACTGCTTCTTCGTGGATGCGGGATCGACGTACAACGGCACAAACCTGACCGCGATGACCGTCACGGTGACGGGTGGCACATCTTGGGGGCCGGATGAAGTATTGACCATTACCGCTTCATCAAACCTGTTCGTGTGGCCTGGAACCACCGATGTCAACGATGCCATTGTGTTGACAGATTCCACAGGTGCTTCTTATCGCCTCAAGATCCTCGCTACGAGTTCCCCGACTGTGGCAACAGCCAAGGTGGACAAAGTCATTCCGGTCGCTCTCAGGGCAACTCCGACCGCTGTGTGGGCATTTGCACGGGACACGGTC